ATCCTTAGTCAAACAAATAAGTTCTGCTTCCTCTGCATGAAGTCTTTCTAGGAGTTGTATAAACATACCCTCTCTTCTCAATGGAGGAAGAGGATCGTTCCCACCTTTAACATAATGATATAGATTCTTATACTCAGAGGTTAACTGGTTATGATCCGTGCCCTTTGGTGCCTCATTGGGACTGTAAGGTACTTGACCATCAGGTAACATACTTCTCACACTCTCATCGTAACCCCATATTAATATCGCACGAATCGCAGGTGAATCGTATTCCTTTAGTAATTCAACTTTCTTTGCCTTAGATCTAGCTTTAGATACAGCATCAAGAACTTCAGAAATTAAAGGGTTGGGTGGTAATTTTTTAGTTTTTGTTGTCGTCGCCATGATTAATCATCATCCTCCAAATAATAAGTTGTGTCGTCCAATACTACACGGACTGCAGTTAAATCGGTTTTGATCAAGTTTCCTTCTTGATCATACATCTCTGGGTGAGATGATATTTGTGCATTCTTTAGTGTAACATAGTCAACCCATCTTTGACAAGCGAACCATCCTAACATAGCACCTACAATTGCACCACCGATGCAAAAAAGAGCCGAATAAACAACCAATGTAACCTCTGTTAACATTTGATAAAACCTCAGCTAATTTTATTTATGATCTATTTCTAGATCCTTTTCTTCTGCCTGGTCTCTTTTCATTCTTATATTTCCAGGCATCATTAAGAATGGTATCAAGATAATTTCTTATCTTTCTCGCTGTAGGTTTGCCAAGATGGCCATAACCCTCACGAATTTGTTTATGTTCATTATCATCACCACCCTCAAGGTATAAATCCAAATCAGTAATTAACTGAGTGACTTCATGAGCAGTAGAACTATTGATGAACTCATCAATATTAGGGCCAGTTAATTTATTGGCTCTAACATAGTTGTACATACTGAAGGTAAATGTTTGTGACGAAAAAACATCATCAATAACATGTTCAATCATGTCATCGAGATCGTCTATAATACAATTAGCCATTAGATAATCCTTTCTTCTCTTAAATATTTGACAGTATCAGTGCATCCACCTAGTTTCTTTCCATCCATAGTTACCTGTGGAAAGGTAGAACCATCACCAAATTCACCATAAAAATCTTCCTTAGTAAAGTGATCTTCCAACTTATATTCAGTAAAACTTAAATCTTTACCAATAAGTATCTGAATAATTGATTCACAATAAGGACAACCTTGTTTTGAATAGACCGTAAAATTCATAATAAAATAAACACTTTGAAATTATATATTATAATTTTAAATTTAAATTTATATTGCAGATCTCTCATCCATGTATTGAAACGAACATATATAGTATAGGAGTAAAGGAAAGGAGACACAAGATGAAACAAACCTCCTTCGTTATGAGGTTACTTTAGTAAATGGAGATTGTTATCCGTGCATAATCTACTATCCCACAACCAACTATCTGGTTGGAATCAAAACATCAGACATCTTGAACAGACCTTAGACAACGCAAACGAACAAAGTCAATTAGTAAACGATTATTACGCATGTCTCATAGAGAATGCCGATGATGATCACTCAGACCGAATCTGCAAATCAATTTTAAATTAAAAAATTAAACGAGAAAGTATAAACAGTAAGGGGTTATTCCTCTTACTGTTTTTTTAATAGAATTTTTCGTTACTGTAATCTCTACCTACTTCAACCTCAACAGTATCAAAGATTCTCATAAGAGATCTTGCATACAATCTATATCCCGAACCAACATATACTTGTCCAGCAACTACAGAGAATGTAGCTATACCCCAGAAGAGATAATAAAATCTAGACTTAACTTGGTTGCGTTGTTTTTCTTGCCACATTGGTGGCGGTGATGTGTAACTCATAATTAATCTTTCAAATCAGGTAATTTCTTTTCAACCCAGTGTTCTGTGTTATCAATACCAGCAGCCTGAACATACCTCATGATGTGTTCATCTACTTGATGGAATATTGGATGTAGATCCAAGTCCATATTGATGTCATGGGCTATCTCTGCAACTTGTGATTCAGTTAAGCAATGATCCTTATGTAATAGATCACAAGTGGGTATCCTCTTCTCTATTAGTTCATTGAGATTGATACGAATTTCATAATCTCTGTAGACTGGCATTACTCACCTTCTAAAGTAACATTACGGACTATTATTCTATCACCTTCTATACTGAATTGCAAATCGTCTTCATGATCCCACAGTAACTCCTCATATAAAGAGTTAAGTATTCTCATATCCTCGTACAAATCGTTAGCCATTGATAGTTAAAATTGGATGAATTTATTTAGTGTCATCATAATCATCAAACATTTTTAGAGAATCTTTGAGATTTGATTGACAGTCTGGTGGTTCTGGATCTTTAATACCCTTGATCCTCTTCCACTTCTGGTGCAATGCACCCATGATCCATGATTGAGATAAACTTTTAGGCCCATTTTCCAACAACTCAAGTTCTCTCTTGCTTGTTGTATAGGCTTTTAGTTCTTCTCTCCAATCAGTTTCCATAGTTTACCAGAGTTAGGATCATTTGGCGACCATACAGAGTCCTCTCAGACTTATTTAAAGTGTTTATGGATTACTTCTATCTGATCTTGATACTTAGCAATCATATTTAATTCCTCTTCTATTGCACCCATGACATCAGAATGTTCTCCAATACCAGCAGGGTTCTGCAAATAAACTTCTACGTTTGCAACATGTTTCTGGATGTCTCCTTGTGCATGTGCTAGAAGGGCTTTGATTAATTGTTCTCTCATTGTTTTACTCCAATAAAGTTTTCATCGTCATCATCCTCTAATCGTTCCTTCAAATCATTTATACGAGTTTGTAACTCATTGTAATCATCAAGGTCACAACTAGTCTTTCTATCAAAAGTAACACCCATCAATTTCTCACCAGGCTCTACATCTATCATCTCAGGATGAATACGTTTAGTGACTTCTGTAGTCCAAGTGTCGGCATTATAATCTCTCACAGAAGGAGATCTCCATCCTGAAACAACAGAACGGATAGCCCATACTAAGAGAAGAACCCATGTTATGGAAAATACTATGTCAGTTACTGGATTCATATTCTTGGGATGTATCCTTTTGCTTGTTGAACCAAAGGCATAACCTCAGTCTCAACTCTTTCAGCAATTTTATCTACTATACTTATATCTATATCCATGAAAGGTGGGATGATTCCAAGTAACCTTAATGTTCCATCTAAAAATAATGCAAGACATGTAAATCCAAGAATCATACTAATGATTGTAGCAGATCTATTATGTTTTGCCATAGATTCTTCATCTATTCTTCTTGCTTCATCCAATGCATCACTAATTAAAATATCAACTTCTTCTTTAGTGTAACATAAATGAGGAATAATTTTTTTAACTGCCTCTTCTGTCATAATTAGTAATCGAATTCATCAAGAATATCAAGGGCATTGTTAAGTGCTTGTTGAGCTGCCCATCTTTCCTTACTATCCCATTCAGGATACCAAAGCTTATCATCGATACCCTTCTTAATCTTATTAAGTCGGGATTCCATATCGGTTTTTTTAAGTCTTCCGTTCATGTAAGTTCTGTAGAGGTTATTTGGCCATGTACAGCTAAGAGTTGATTCCATTTGATCTTAACCTATAAACATACTCTAATACTTGTTGACGCACATCCATTAACTCATTAAAACATTTCTGGTTATGAGCACAAGCACGTAAAACAGTATCAGGCTTATGTATAGATTCGATGTACAAATCATACGCCCTACTCATCTTTTCTGTTTTGGTTTCACCATCAGATACTGGATTTTGATCTTTCATTTTTAATTGTGTGGATCATAACGATTTATAATCGAATATACTATTACTAAACAAATCAAAGCAATACAAATAAAGGGTAGTATTAAATGCATAAAAAAAGAGGGTCATTAAGACCCTCTCATTATAACAGATTATTCTATTTTAATCAACCAACTGATGGAGCAACGAGTGCAACTTCTGTAGACTCTGCAGATGCAAGGTCTAGAGGGAAGTTGTGAGCATTACGCTCATGCATTACTTCCATACCTAAGTTTGCTCTGTTAAGAACGTCACCCCAAGTAGGAACTACTCTACCTGATCCGTCTACGACAGACTGGTTGAAGTTGAATCCATTCAGGTTGAATGC